ATCTTAACAATATCGGGACGTGTTTCGAAATAACTAAAGTCCTTGTAATTCTTAGCCATTATAGCTTTCCTTAATATTTAATAAATGAACCATTTTCTCCATCTTCGGAGACCTCAATCCAAACCTCACGGCCTGAATACTTGTCAGAGATAGTATCAAACAATTCGTCTGACATCATCTCGCAACTCTTATAATCTAGTTGGAGCAAATTACCTTTGTAGAGATTTTCCAACCAGCGTTTAAACTGAATAAATTCGATATCGCGATCGTTGTGCGTAACCTGTATCCACACCTTGAAATGAAACGTGTGTCTATGTGGATAACCTAAAAAACTTACATCGTACTCGTCACCTGTAGCAAGTGCTGGATCTGTAAGTGCCGCTGGATATTTGTGAATACCTTCTTTCTGGAAGGTAACCCATATCATTTTAAGAGGTCTAATGTCTTGTTTAATAATCATTTTATGATTTCGTCATTTGTGTATTCATCCCAATTAGTAAAATATTTCCTTTGAGTGATTGCACCAATTGGCACACACCAAACGCCGGGATTAGTAGCGTCGAAATCTTTGTCATCAATCTTTATAGTAGCGTTGTATCCTAGTTGTCCTATATAAGGCAATTTTACACTAATCTGAGGAATAAATCTACGATATTCGGTTAAACCGCTTTCTAGTACACCTTCATGTTCTCTTACATCAAAATCTAAAGTACACCAGTAGTCTGCATCTAAACATCCTTGAATCATGTCTTCCCACGGACGCCAACCTGCTATATCGTTAACACCTTTGGTACTAAAACTTTGATTAGCACCAAAATAGATATGAGTACAATCATTATTTTTAGCAAGGCTAATAATAACCTGTTCGTCATGAGTGCCTACAACAAACAGTGTACGCATGCCAAATGCAGGAGTGCGTTCAATTTCTGTGCCAACAAAAAATGTTACATCTTCACTTGTACCAGTAGTATATTCACGCTTCATTTATTTTCTTTCCTTCTTCCCAATATTTGATCATACGACTAACATCTTCCATACGTTCTTGTACTATATCTGGAGCCGCCCGTTCTAACATTTTTAGATTATGATAACTAGGATAGTGCCTCAAACACCAACGAGCTTGTTCACGAACTTCTTTTGGAACTCGTGGAGTTTTTTGAGGATTAAGTAAATCTGTTAAAAACTCTTCTGTTCGTTGTATGCTTCTAAAACGTTCGTCGGGTAATGTCATAGTTCAAATAATGATTCATTTAAAATAGGTTTAGGTTCTGGTTTAACTACTTTTTCTTCTGTTAAATTTGCTTCAATTTCAAAATGTACTTCTGCATAAGTTTGAGCATTAGTAATACGCTTTCCTGTGTTACCTCTAGTACCAATAATAGTATCCCAATACTTTGAAAATTCTTCAATAATAGCTTCGGCAGTTCCTCGATCACTTGTTGAAAAAATTGCTTCAATGATATCCTTATAATACAGTCTATCAAAGCGTTCGTCAACTAACATGGCAGGCATTTTGCCCGAATCGTACTGTCTATTGGCTTCTTGTACCGCGTTGATGTGCATCCACACATTATGGCCCATCATGATTGCATAGCTAAATGAATCCCAAGAAGTTTTGCCTTCCTTACCATTCTTATTTAGGTCTCCGGGTTTATAGATACAAATATCCTGTATTCGGCATTGATCTATAATTGGACTAGACTCAAACTTTTCAAAGATTAAGTCTTGAAGGACTGCGTCTTTAAAGAGTCTGCGGTCTGTTGCATATTTCTTGTCGTCTGCAGAAGCCTGCATACGGTAGACCCATTTTTGCCTGTCGTCGGTTTCTGTATTAATATAGATTTGTCCATTTGCTGTGGCAAGGAACGGTGATGCGCAATCAAAAGAGATGGTAAATTGGTCATTATGATATTTCCTTATAGCACGTTGAAGATCAGTTAATAATACAGCCCACTCTAATTTACTTGTACCTAAGAAGTGCATCCAGTCTTGTTGACCTTTTTCTAATAGGCCATCAAATCTTAATGCTACAAGCCTTTTTAAGAGTAGATGTATGTCACACATATTCTGTCCACCCATACCCCAGCCATTAAAATGACGGCCTGGATATTGTTTTGGATCACAATATTTCTTCATATGCTGATACCAACCTTCGGCATCTGCATGATTTTCACCTTGCAATACATTTAAGAACTTACAATTACCATTACGATTATTCATAAAATAATCATTATTGATAAATGTGCCTTGTACTGCTTCATTATATGTACTAATACCAGTTGCTTTAACACCTTGGGGACTACGAGCTACCCACGCTGGAATATCTAATCCCATGCCATAGTCCATTAGACTATCCATCCAAGTAAGAACTTGTTTACGTTTCAACGCGGCTCTTGGACAATTGGGATCTTTCCAGTCAGCTGGCCAAACACCTTTACCAATTTGGAAACCTCCAGAGTCACCTAGCACCCAACTTGTAGCACGATTACGATTGCGGAACATGTCTTCGCTTTCGTCCTGCTTGTTCAAATCAAGATTAGCATGCCCTGCTGAATACAAACAATGGTCATAATAAAACTGACCTTTATCAGGTTCAAGGTAATTAAGACTTTCTACGCCTGATTTAAAACTTGCAGGTATACGAGCTGGATCAACATAATTGCCGTAACGTTGTTTACCTATAAATGTGCTATAGAACCCTGACGTTGCCGGCAGAAAGTATGCGTAGTCTGATTGTGTACTTGTTAAGTCTCGATTCAAAGTTTACCCCATTTAATTTTTAACCATGCTCTTTCCATAGCGTAATGAACCGCAGTTAAGATAATATGAATTATAATAGCATCACTTAACCCAGTCCATATAGCAGTTATGAGTAATGCTACTATTCTATAACTTAATGCTCTTAGTATAGTACGTTTGTGTAATTCAGCCATTATTTGCTCTGCGCTGGAAGAATATATTCGTATACGGCAAAACCACTGTCAATAGTTATATTCAACGCACCTGCGTCTGCGATCTTCATAGTAATATCGCCTGACAATGCTAATATACTTTGTACCTGTGTAACAGGCCATGACCATTTTTGTTTCAACTTACCTGTAATTCCTGATTGGAATGTAAATGATCCTGCGTGTGTGCTTGCATCACCAAAATGGAATACTAGATCACTACCTTCAGTTGACACTTGGAACACTGGTTCTTCAGTATGAGCCGCAGCCTGATATTTCAAACGTTGTATTGCAGATACAGTGGGAACGAACTCTACTTCCCATGCGGCACCTTTGAACTTAACAGTTTTAAGACGATCATTAATAATATCCTGATTCATAAAACGATAATCGTTTTCAAAGTCACCTATACTGTTTTGAAAATGCAACCCTGTTGGAATGTCTTCACCGTCACGTTCTTGTGTGACTACAGTAATGCTTGCGCCTTCTTTGTACTCTGGACACTTTAGGTGCAAATCTAATTTGTTCAGTTGAGGCATGCCGAATGTACCTTCCAGATTATCGACTGGATTATGCGTCTTGGCATTTAAGATAACTGAACGATCTTCAGCCATTGATTCAATTATTGTTTCTTTGCTAGATGCGCTTACCTTAACTAGTGGTAAAAACCCTAGGCTGTGTGTATGTGCTACTAGGTCTTGTAAAAAGTCTTTCATATGATTCTCCATGTTTGTTTATTATATAGGTTTTTTTGACAATGTCAAGGATTTTTCCTAACCTTTTTATTGTATTTTACTGCTGATTCTACCAATGTATGCGATATTTGTAAGGTATCACAATAATGGATAAAGGCATCAGTGTCTTTAGGGAAGCAGGCACCCCCAAAACCACGTTCTCCATCAGGTCCGGGAACCTGCATATGGCTATTGCCAATACGGTTATCATGTGTCAATACCTGTCTAACTAGCTCATAGTCAGCATCGTTCTTTTGACACATATCATATAGTTGATTAAAAAACGCAACCTTAACGCTTAGGAAGCAGTTAGTGGCATATTTGATCATGCTAGCTTCTGTAATACTAACATTAAAGAATAATTTGCAATTTGCCAATGATTCTTGAAACAACGTTTGCCAAAATCCTTCCGGATCTTCACCGCCGACTACCATATACTTGGATTCAGCAAAATCTTTGTTAGCTGTAGCCGCACGTAAAAATTCTGGACTATAGCAAATGCTATGATCTGGATAGTTTACCAATAGTCTTTCTAGATAGTTCGGCGGTACTGTGGATTTAAGTAATACCGGTATGTGTACTGGTACTGTATCCATTACTTGATAGATTTGATTTACATCGCACTCTCCTGTTTCAGTACTAGGAGTACCTACACAGATAATCACACCTTCGGCTAGTGGATAATCTTTTACTGTTTGCTCGCTTATTTTTGGATCAACAAGGTATACTGTATTTGTTTGATCAATGGCATTGGCAACAGCCTTGCCAACAAACCCATATCCTGCAATTATAATTTTTCTCATATTAAAACTCAAATAAACTGTTAAATGTATTTTTTTCCTCAGTGCTCGCTACGTCCCACTTTAGAACTCCAATCAAGTTATCTAACTTGTTATCAATGATGGTTTGCTCCATCTCAGCGTGATCAAATGGTAAATCTTTGAACCACTGCGGCAATCTAAGCTCATCTACTGGATAAGCTACTGATGTAAACCCTAATGGGTTAGGTTTAAGTTTACAAACGATTACTTTAGCACCGTCTGTAATAGCCATGGAATACTTATCTTGATACATGCGTTTTAGAGTATTCCAATTGATACTGGCACGAACATGTCCGGGCATGTTAGTCTTACCAGCTTTCTTTTCTTTAGCTTCGTATTCAGTAATATTATTGGCACGTTTAGGCGATCCTTTTTCCCAACCTGGACGAGCTTTGAAGCGGATACGGAAATCACTAATATGATCTAGTACTTCTTGTTCTGGCTTGCCCATAAGAACCATTTCCAAAACATCACTTAGGAAGTTCTGAATAAATTCCGGCGTATCACTACGTTTGAGATCCAAGCCCATGGCCTTTATCTTACCAGGTTTGCCATCAACGTCACTGCGTTTACCTTCTTTATCATAGTACAATACTGCATAACGCTTCTTAGTAATGAATAAGGCCTTGCTACCGACAATTTCGCGACCAGCTTTAATAACTTCTCCACGTGATTTAGGTACATGGAATGAGTCTAGCATGAATTGCGGGAATGTTGTATTGACTTCATCACCAATCGTATCATACAGTTGTATTACTGTTTCTTTTGTCCACGGGATGCTCCCGGCTTCAATGTCCTTCTGTAGAGTGCGATAAGCACTAAAATAACAACTATCAGTGTCACCATATATAACTGCCTTTCCTCTATAATCGTATTCGCCGGTAATGATCTCGTTTACTTTACTCGCCATATGTTTAACAATTTGGCGTCCTGTGAGCGTGGTGCTTTGCCCGATTCGTTTATCGAAAAACCTACAGCCTGAATTAAGAATAGCGCCGTAAAGACTGTTAAGATTAATTTTTTTAACGAGTTGTCGTTTGTCCCAGTATTCTTCTTCAACTTTATTTCCTGCTTTAATTGCATCTTTTAATTTGGCCTGCATTTCCTTGCGTTCTGCATACCACCTTTTCAATAGCCCCGGAATTACACCTTCATTTTCATGGTTGAAGATAGTACCATTCGCTGAAAGCATCCAAGGCTGATTGCTTTCAAAGATAAGTCTATAAACTTCGGCGGCACTGAGTACATCAGTGTCACCATTTTCCCAATCGATGGTAATATCAGTACCAATCTCTTGATTCATTACAGCAGTATACTCTAAACTGCCAAATACACCTTCCCATGCCGCGGCAAATGATTTACCTTTGGCCTGTTGTGTTTCGATATAGTCATCTGTCATTGTTTGACGTAGTTGACCAATAATAGTTTCTGGCCCCATGTTGAGTGCTCTAATGGCACTTGGATACAATGAGTTAATATCTAATGAGCCAATCCAATCCTGAATGCCTTCTTTAGGATATGCAACATACGCACCTGCGGCATTGCTGTCTTCTCTATCGTCTTTCTTAACACGATTAGGTACAATAAATCCTCTTCGATGAGCTTCATTGATAATGGCCTGTTCAGTTACAGCCACCGCACCCATTGTGGTTTGTAGCAGGACTGTGTTTTCGTGCGCCAGTGTATTGGCAAGATCCATGAATTTTAACTTCTTGTCTAATTTTTCAAGAAGCATACAGTCATTGATGTTATATTCAACGAATGTCTTAAAGTCGTTGTTGTATAATTGATCCAGCGTGCCTTCGTACTGTGTCTTACGCTCGCCTAGTTCATATTCGGCAATAGCATCTAGTCTATAGGTGTGGCGTTCTTCATAAGTGTACTTGCGATACAGTTCAAGATAGTCCAAGTGTACGCGACCAATGTAATCATAGGTAACAGCGTTGCGTCCATATTTTTCATATTCACGACGTTTAGGGAATTGATCAAACAAACAAAAACGGCGTGTATCTTCTTTAGATAATGCTTTTGTCACTCTATTTGTGGTATAAGGAATATCAAAGCCTTCTGAATTCCAACCACTTAATATATCTGCGTCTTTGATTAGATCTAAAAACATGTCTAGCAAATCTGCTTCGTTATCAAACAAGTAGGTATTAGGAAAGTCCTTGACCATTTCTTTAGCCTGCTCCATAGTAATAGTCTTTGGAGGAATAGCTAGACATACCATAGTTTCTAACCATTGTAGGTAGACAGCAATCGCAGTAATTGGCATGAACGCATCGTCTGGGCTTGCATAGCCACGTTCTGGATCAAAGTCTACCTCAATATCGAAAAATGCTACATTTAATTTAGGAGCATCTTGATTTAAATAGTGTTCACTTAGTGTTACAAAGATTGGATTAATATCCGACTCGTAAAGTTCCTTACCACTATTAATGGCCTGTTCTTTACGCAGTTCTTTTGTGTTCTTACAGACAATACGTGATAATGGTTCACCGTAAATTGATTGATGTTTGCCCTTGGGGTCTTTGACGTAGAAAGTGTGTTTGACAGGTATGTCACGGAACTCACGCTCACCTTTCTTATTGCGTTCAACCACTTTAATGATGTCATTCTCGCGGTCAAACCATGCGTCTACATAAGACATAAATTTTCTTCTCCATGCAATTTAGGGCTTGCAAATACCTTTGTGCTGTTTATGGCCAGCTAACCTTTCGCAACAATATTTATTAGATACGTTTTGTGATATCCAAAATTGCTTCAATTTCTTCCCAATCTTCATTATAGGCTTGCCAATCACCTTTGTGGGCAATCTTAATAGCTTTATTAATAACGCTTGGTTTTACTTGTAATTCTTCAGCGACTGCTTTAACTGTTTCTTTTAAGCCTACTTGTAAGTCTTCAATTTCGCGAAGTACTGTAGAACCTTCAGCAATCAATCTTTCTAATTTTGCCTTTTCTTCTGCGCCATAATTTCTACCTGACATAAAATATCTCCTATATTGCCTATTATATACTACTTATTGTGTTAATGCAACCACTAAGAAATTTTAGTGGTGAAAATGGCAGAATTAATCTGCCATTTTGATTATTGTTGTGGAGTACCGTTGGCCGCCAAATTAGCTCGAACATCACCCACTGTTGGAGTATATGTTGCTCGTTGTGTAAATGTTGGGCCTGTTGGTTGTTGCTGTTGCGTGGTCGACGGCATTGCACCTTGTTGCGCACCAGTATTAGCCGGAGGAACAGATTTACCATTCATAATCTTATCGATTAATCTTTGTGCTTGAGAATTTGCTCTTGCGATTTCGTTTTCGTGTGATCCACCTAGTTCAGCAATTTGTTGCATTTCTGCCTGTAACTGTCTAATTAACTCTAATTGATCTGGAGTTGGTTCAGTTGCCAACGGTGCCTGCTCTGGTGGCTTATCGGTTGAGGGTGTAGTTGTAGTTGTAGTTGTGCTAGTATTAGGGTTAGTATTAGTGTTACCATCACTACCGCTATTGGCATATAATGTGGCTCCTCCGATAGCTCCGGCAGTAATCAAACCAATAGCCGCTGCCTTTTTAGGATTAGCTTTGATCCAAGCCGCCGCGCCACCTGGCTTTTTGCTTGCGGCTTCGTATTCAGCTTGATATTGTTTGTGTAGCGCCTCTGCTTGTGCATTGGTTTTACCTTTGCCCAGAGTTGCGCTGTCGACTCTGTTACCTTGCGCATCTTTTCCATGCATATTATATCGACCTGAACCTGGTTTAGTTTCAGGCTCCCAACGACCACCTTCCCATTTATAATTTATGCCAGACTGCGCATCTTTTACAATAGTGCCAACTGGTGGGTTTACTGGAGCACCAGCAGGCGCACCTGTTGGAGGAGTTGCTGTTGGTGTAGTTGTAGTTGTTTTAGCGGCATTAGCATCACCAGCCGCAGCCTTTTCTGCATTTCCGCCCCATAGACTACTTAATTTGTTCCAGCCATTTCTTAATCCGCTTTGTATATAATTGCCCCAACGACTTGCTAGTCCCGGTGCCGCACGATCTAATGCACTATCGACAGCCGCGGCTTCACCAGCTTTTTCAAATAATACATTCTCTCTTAAATATTCTTCGGCATTAAGGATTTCATATCCTTCTTCATCATATAACGTATTAGTGCTTTCATCTAGGTAAACCCATATATCATGTGTCTCAGGTTTAGCAGTTTCAATTTCAGCTAACCGGTCACGAAGACTTGCAATACTTTCTGCTAATGATTGTGGTTTGCTTTCTGAAATACCTGCAAAGTTATATGTTGCGGCATCTGGAATACCAGTAGGTTTTAATTTATATTGTTGTTGGTATGATATAATAGCTTGTTTAGTTTGCGGAGTTAATTTACCATCGGGTTTTAATCCCATGGTTTGTTGTAGCTGTGCTAACTTTTGATCTCCACCGCTAGCTAGTTGTGCGGCATCGATAGCCTTACGACCAGCATCGGCTGCCATAAACCCACCAACTCCTAATCCAGTCTTGCCTGCAAATTTAGCGGCACCTGCCGCAGTTGCGCCTGGATTAGCAACGGCTTTTGCACCGGCACTTGCGGCCTTTTTTGCGGCTAATGCGGCTAGTTCTCTTGCACCTAATTTCCCAGCACCTCGAATTGCGGCACTTGCCATGCCTGCGCCTGGAATTAAAAATGGTGCCGCCATACCAGTATATTCGCCGGCTTTGTATAGATTAGGACTACGTGCTTGTGCCGCGGCATCTGCATCATATTCTTTACTTAATTCATCTTTGTATTTTGTACCATTCCACAGACTCTTAACACCTGCGTTAATGTTGTTACCAAAACCAAACGTGAGCCCTTGTTCAGCTCCACGTGCGGTGTCGCTAACATCATTGCCAAAATCCTGCATACTGTATTCGTCAATTTGATTATCTTCATACCCAAAACTTTCAAGTAGAGATTTTGAAATGCTAATACTTTCACTGGCTTGCCCTGATTTTGTAGTATTACTTGGGACAACACCCGGACCACCTGGGATATTAGTTGCTGGATTTGGGTTCTTTGCAGGATCTAATGCCGCGCTACCTGTTGGCGTTGCTGGCTTAGGTGCTGTAAGAGTTGCTTCAAGTTTGTCAGTTAAATCGTAAACTGCCTTAAGATGTTGTTGAACAAATTCTTCTGACCCTGCATCTGCATCAACTTTTTGACTCATGCTTTGAATGCCTTGGTCATATTCATCGCCACTATAGCCGGTTAGGCGTCCAAACATTGATGATGTTTGAGCTTTTCTTGGTAATAGACCTTTACTTGCCAGCATGTAGTCAACATCCTTGCTAGCCGGGAACATATTTTTTTGACCTTGATTAGTTACAAAGCCTCCACCTATTGGATCATATAATCCGGGAACTTGATATTTTTGTGCTAGCTGTGCTAGAATTTGAAAACGCTTAGCCTCATCATTTTCAGTACCTTTAACGGCAGCCAAGATGTCGGCCATTGCTGTTTCATCTAATCTTACATTTTCTATAATATCAAGTCTATTGACTAAGTCTCTAATATTCATTTTTGTTCCTATTATCTAACTGAGCATTTAGGGACCATTCTTCCATCTTTAGGTTGCATACCTGTTTGTACTTGTCCGGTCTTACAAACACTTGTTTTTTTCTTTGCTTTAATTGTTTTTACTTTTTGAGGTGGCTTAGGTAATTCGTTTTCACGTAGCCCACTTGGAATATTTACGCTTCGTCTTCCACCTTTAGATTTAATTTCTGCTAACTGCTCTATACCGTGACGAACTTGCTCAATGTTCATTTCTAATTCTGGGAATAGATTAGCTAAATGCTGCCAAATACGAGGATCATCACTCTTGGCCATTTCTGCTAACTCGGTTAATTGCCTTCCAGCTCGTGCCATTCGTGTTCTAATACTGGCAGGATTAACACCTTTGTGATTAATAATTTCGCTGTCTAACGGACTATCTTTATTAAAATTTACAGCCATCTCTGCTAGACCATGCTGTTTATACAAATGATGCAGTTCGTCATCGCTGGCAAGTTCTAAATGACTTAAATCAATTCCTGCTTTTTTACTAATTCGACGCATCATACGATAGCGACGAGTAGGATGCATAGTAGATGCGGCATCTTCCATTGGTGCATTACTTTGTAGCCCTGGACCTACTCCGCCAGTGAATCCCATACTATGCCCTGGAATTTCATTTTCTTTAACGTTCTTTTTATGCTTCATAGCATTGCTTAACTGCTTAGTACCAGTATCGGCTTTGTTGAATTCTTTAGCAACACTTTGCTTCATTCCTACTTTCTTTGCAAACTTAGGATCATGTGCGGCCGCTGCCATAAAGCGAGCTTGTTTTTCACTAGTACTTTTTTCGTCTAGTTGTTTAGATTCTTTCATCATTACACGTTCTGCAATGACGCTAGCATATTGATTAATCAGTTGACGTTTTTGAGTTTGCTCTTCTGCAAATTCTTGTTCAACTTCTGTAAAGAATTTATTGAGTAAACTTGATTTACGTTCAATAACTTTTTGTTGAACTTCTGGTTGTTGATAGTGTTGCATGGCCATTTGTACAGGCAATGTTACTTTATGAGGACTACCTTCTTGCAAAATTTGCACATTGGCGTTTTTGTCTACAATAGATAAAAACTTAGCCATGCTATCAGCGCCAACTACAGGTTGTGTAGCCACGCCATCCATCGCCTGTAGTATGCGTTTCATGTCCATCGGATTATCCCAATAGGCGTTTTGTTAATGCACGAATTTGATCAACTTCACGTGATTCTGCAATCATCGGTTGCTCAGTACGATTTAGTCGAGCCATTTGTTCTTGCATACGTGTAAAATCAGTAGATTCTTTAGTTTCTTTCTTAGCACGTAATTTAGCTAAATCGCTTGCTTCAATTTTACCGTCATGATCTACATCGATTTTTTCTTGATTGCCTGGAAGGTCTTTCTTACTAGCGGCTTTCTTTTCCATCATGTAAGCAGTAGTTTCTTTAATGTTTTTCCACATAGCGGCTGCGGCAATCTTCTCACCTTTCTCACCACCACCTGCTTTCTTTGCAAGAGCTTTAAAACCTTTACCTGGCTTACCAATGTCTTCGCCTTTCTTAGCGGCTTTAACAGTCGCAGACTTTTTAGCGGCACTTAATCCAGCACTTGGTTTAGCACTTTCGTCATACTTGTCATACTTGTCACGCACTTTGTCTAAGTCTTTACCTTCTTTACCAGCTTTAGCCAGTGCCTTCATTCCGTCCTTGCCATACTTCATAACGCCCTTAGCGGCACGACTCATTGTTTTCTTTTCGGCACTTTCTTGAAACTCGCTAGATGCATCTTTACTATTAATACGACGAGCAGCCGCAGCCATAGCTTCAGTTTCTTTTCCGTATTTTTCTAATTTCTTTTTAACATCTGGATGTACATAGCGTTCTGGTTCTTGATGCATCATCGGCATACCACCCATTTCGTCTCCACCCATGTCCATATCCATTTCTGCATCCATCTCTGGTTGAGATTGTTTTGAATTCTTAGGCATATCTTTACGGCGTTTCAATCCGGCAACAATAGCGGCCGCATGCACTAGGTCAGCATGATGATCTTTTACACGACTTTCATCTACTGTTTTCTTTGGACCATGTACTGGGCATTTAGCTTTGCCTTTTTCTTCACAGCAACATTTAGCAGTAGCTTCCATCATTTTTGGACCATGTACTGGGCATTTAGCTTTGCCTTTTTCTTCACAGCAACATTTTTTAGCTTCGTCCATTTTACCAGCTTTCTTAGCGGCACGGATTTTACTACCTAAATATTCATCTTTGCCAGATTCAATTTTACCATCTTGATCCCAGTCTTTTTTAGCTTTTTTATCTTTGGCTTCTTCCATCTTTTTGCTGGCGTATTTGGTAGCTTGTTTGTGTGCTGATCTTTCTTTAGCTGACTCAGCATCATCATCATCGCCGTAATCACGATCATGTTTTAGGCCAGTAGATGTTTTTGTAGCAGTACCGTGTGCTGTTTTTTTCTTTGCACCAACTTTATCGTCATCACTAAACATTTCGTTGGTAGTTTTAACTCCACCCTTCATGATAGTTTGCTTGCCTGGGTTAGCTTTCCCCCATGCTTTGCTTTCTTTCTCGTCTGCCTTGTCCATTGCTTTTTCATCTTTCTTTTCAGCAGCCGAACGTGATTTAGCCTTACTTGCAGGTTCTGCATGTGGCTCATCGGTAAAACGATCTGGATTATGTGTATGACGAGTTACGCCTGGTTTTGGATGACTAATCTCTCCACCAGTTGATGACTTTTCTTCTTTGATCTTTTCAGCTTGAGCTTTCTTTAGCTCTTTCATTTTGTTCTTAGCTTCCATTAGGCGATTTTTTAGAACTTGTTTTTGTCCTTCGCTTAGGGTATCGCTGTTATCTAAATGATGTCCGTATTCAGTGAACTTCATTTCATATTCTAGGTAATGATAAACACTAGCCATGTAATCAGCAGCCTTGGTAATTTTAGCCTGTACCCATGCTTCTAACTGATCTTCATCATGTAATTGTTTGAACAATTTATGTGAATATGTAGCTAATTTAAATAAATCAGCTTTAGCCATTTTACCTTGATGCTCCTTTTCTTCTGGAGGCAATTCTAAAGGATGCTGTATTTCACCACCTGCTTCAGGTTGTTCTTGTCCCATTGCAGGGTCTAATTGATCTAAATCTGGCATGTTTATAACTCCGTTATCTTATTATATTTATCGTTTTAAAGCCGGTCCGCCGAATAAGCTAGTACCCTTTAAATCGGCACCGTTTTTAGCTGTGCCGTCTTTATTTTTAGGCTGTACTATTTTAGGTGGCTTAGGTGCGTGTTTTCCACTATGACCAGGTGTTCCGGTGTATGATTTATTACCACGTTTCTTACCTATTGCTATATGCGGATTTGGCACTGACGTAATTGCACTAGAAGTTGTTCCGCCTGCATCGCCTGCTTCATTCAATCTCTTAACGATCTTAAAAGGATGCCATTCTTTTTCACCACCATCATCGGGATGAATAGTAACACCCTTTTGACCAACCCATGCTATTTTACCAGTGCGATGTGTGTGACCACCTGGATAATTTTTTTCTTTACTTAGATCAACGTGTACACGTTCACCTTTTTGCAAATCAGTATCTGGTTGTTTATATACTCTAGGAGCTTCTGATATTAGTTCACGCAATTTCATTTTTTAATTCCTCGGAATCCGGTGCCAACTGCACGTTCGCCATTCATAAATTTAGGTAAACTAAACCACAACTTAAACCATTCTTCTGTTCCTGGCTGTATGTTTCGCTCACGCATTATTACTGCTTTTTCTGTACCAGTTATACTAATGTTGCTAGCACCGTAAGGTTGCAGGCCTTTAAACTCGTTAATGCCCGCTAACTTCTTAAGACGTGCTATTTCATCCATTATATACCGTATTTGTTCTTTTTCTTGTTAGCCACTGGACTTACTCGATGTACATCATCTGGTTCTTTGCTTGGAGTACGAGGGCGTACTTGATGATATTCTGTAGGAATAGCACTATGAACTTGTTGAATCATTTCGTGCTCTTTATCTGTATATGGATGTAAAGTCCACATAGTCCCCATCCAGCTTTCGTGATCGAGGTCTAATTTTTCTTTACTACCATCAGCCATAGCTAGTGCCATGCCAGTTCTTAATTGATGATAGCTAGGAAACCAACCTCCGGGATCACGTTGACGACTAAATCCCTGATGAACAGCATCGTGCTGTTCATG